AGACCATGTCTGGGATGGCATCGGGGATCATATTGGAATTCAACGGGATAATAACATTCCTCACAGGTGTGTTCACAGCTGACTGGCAGCGGGCATGGGAAGGCATCAAGATGATGTTTGAAGGAGTATGGAATTCTATGAAAGCCGTTGTGAGGGGAGTGCTGAATACCATTATTGATGGCATCAATAATATCTTCAGGGGGATAAACAACGTTGCCGGACAGGTAGGGGACAAGATAGGGCTCCATATAAACATCCCACTGATACCAAAGGCGAGCTTTGCCGAAGGCGGCACGGTGAAAGCCCCGACAATGGCAATGATCGGGGAAGCTGGGGACGTGGAAACCGTCATACCGCATAAGGACAGCCTGAGGTCAAGGCAGCTTCTCAATGCGGCCATTGAGGGCGTGTTAGGGAAGAAAAAAGCGGAAGAGATCGCGACTATGATTGATGAGGTTGAGGGGATAGCGGCCAAAGCTTCAAAATCCTCGACATCAGCAATCCGTGCGTTTGCCGAAGGCGGCACTGTCACAAGTCCCACACTGGCAGTAGTGGGAGAGGGCGGAAGCCCTGAAACAATCATCCCTCATAACGGGAGCGCAAAGAGCAGGAGTCTTCTTGATACTGCTTCCCGCGCAGTGCTCGGACGTGGGATATCAGCCGCGCCATCAGGGAGCCGGAGTGATAACAGGACATATAATATTACGTTCTCGCCCGTCATCCAGGGCGCAGGCCTTGCGGATTACGGACTTCAGGAAGCCTTTGAGGAATTCAAGCGCAACGTGACGGCATACCTTGACGAGAGGGACCGGGAGGCATTCGCATGAGGGAGATAATAGCCCAGCAGGGGCAGACCTGGGACATGATAGCAAAGATATATATGGGGGATGAGGTGTTTACAAAGGATGTGATGCTTGCGAACTGCCATATGAGCAGTATTGCGGTTTTTGACGGCGGCGAGACCGTGAACATCCCGGAGGACACCGACACCGATGAGGATTATGCCGGATGACCGTCTATATTAACGGCAATTTCATAGAGGATGCGCCGGATAAGTGTCTGTACAAGGCATACCTTGAAGGGCAGTGCAACAGCCTGGATATGGTCTTTGATGACAGTGAGGGTAATATAAGGGCCCTGAACCTATCTAAAGGGGATACTGTGCAGGTGCTGGAAGGGAATGTGGACACCGGGGAGATGTACATATCCGGCATAGATTACAGCGGATCACAGGCGGCGGTCAGGGCTTTGTCCCTGCCGCTTTCAGCATTCAAAACGGACAGCGCGGCGTGGGAAAACGCGTCACTTACTGCCGTTATCAATGACGTGCTGAAGGATATAGGCATTACGCCGGAATTCACTGATAAGCCAGATTTCACCTACAAGGAAATAACCAGGGTAGAAGAGGAGCCGTTAAAATTCCTCGCGTCAAGGCTGTCCCTTGAAGGCTTCGGGATCCGGGTCAATGACGGCAAGGCATACATCTTTGATGAAAAAGCCTTGGAAAAGCAGGACTATACAATGCAGCTTACAGAGGAGGATTTCGAGAGCGCGCCGGATTATTCAACGAAGGATGCCCGTCTTATTTCCCGGGTGGAGAACACATATATAACTGGAGACGGAACGGAGATCAGCACCACGGAGGAATCCGGTATTGAAGGCAAGATACTCCGCACAAGTATGGCCGCTTCCACTGTAGGGGAGTCGATACGCTTATCGCAGGGCATTATGAGGGCGGCGAATAAGTATGAATACCTGGCAAAAGGATCCATGGAAGAACTGGATCACGAGCCTGGGGAGGTACTTTATCTGGCTGATGCCCCTAAAGGCCATACAGGGGAGAATATCGTATACCGTGTGGACAGTGACATAGCGGGCAACAGGCAGACCATTTATATGCGGCGGCCTATAGAGGGGGATTACTGATGTACGGGACAGCTAAAGTTGTAGAGGTATCCGGAACTGAGGCGAAGGTGCTTTTTGTGGAGACCGGCATACAGAAAACGGCGGCGGTCATGGTCGATGTGACCGTTGCCCCGGATGACACGGCGGTGGTCCTTTACCAGGACGGGTTTACTAATTGCCTGGTCATCGGGGTTAAGGAGTAAGGGAAATGGCAAATTACATCCTGCAGTGGCTTGAGAAATCGTTCCAGGTTTCTCCGGATCAGATACTTACATATTCGGGGCTTAATGCTTCCCATTCATTCAATACCGAGGAAAAGAAAAACGGCAAGGACATGCCGAAAACCAAGGAAATAGGCCCCGCAATAGGCTCAATGTCCTTTAATGTGCCGCTTTCAATGCTTCAGAATAATGATGTGAAGACAGAATACGAATGGTGGCGGGATGAATGTGAAAAGGGAACCTGTTCATACATTTACATCGGGGGCTATAAATTCGGGAATTATGAATGGCGGCTGAATCGTGTTGATCTGTCGGATCTTGTGACCGTAAATGATGGCTCTGTATGGAAATCCTGCAAGCTGGCGATCGGCTTTGAAGAATTCTACGTCAAGACAAGGAAGACAAAAGCAGAGAGGAAGGCCGCAAGGCTCCTGAAGAAAATGCGGAAAGCCCTGAATAAGGCGCAGAACGCAAAAAACGAGAAGGCGCAGAAGAAAGCGGCCAACCAGGCGGCGAAATATCAGAAGCTCTATGATGACCAGAAAGTAAAGGTTGCGCAGGAGAAAGCGGAAAGAGCAGAGAGAATGTCGAAAGCGGATGACTTCAAGCAGGAATTCTATAAGGCATATCAGGACTACAACACTCTGGAAAAGCCTGAATACAAGGAAATGCTGCGGAAGTTCAAGGAGCAGCAGAAGCTTATTAAACAGGGGGCATAAACAGATGGCTTATTCATTCCGGAGGGGACTGACAAAGACACAGCGCATAGCGAAGAACATACAGGACATGCTGGAGATTGAGCGGGGGACGGTGCCTTTTGACCGTGACATGGGCGTTTCAACGGCGTGGAGGCATAAAAACCGGGATAAATATACAGCCCGGATGCTTACGGAGGCAGAGGATATGATAAACGGACGGGAAACCCGGGTACATACTGACCTGAGCATAAAAGACGGTGAAATATACGCGGAGATCACGGAGGTGGATGAGGGATGATTGATCTTGTGTACTACGATTCCGAGGCCATGATGGAAAAGCTTATCGAGAAATTCGAAGAGGGAACCCTTGACCCGGACACCGGGGAAAAAATAAGCGTCACGGATGCGGATTATGATGCTGATATAAGGGCAATCCTTTACTGTATGGATTATTCCCTTGAATGCCTTTATAACGACATAAACACGCAGGCAAATAATAACCTGGTGGCATTCTGTGACGAGGCCACGCTTATCTATAAGGGTATGGAGCGGAATACATACAGACTTCCGGCAGATTACGCCCAGCTTACATTGCAGTTCACAGCGGCGGCGACAGCTCCGGAAGCAGTAACGATCCCCAAGGGCACAAAGGCAACGGCTGATGGAGCGGTATTCTTTGAAACCGTGGAGGATGTCACCTGTGATCCTGACGATACTGTAAACGTGATGGCATTATCAACCGAGGCGACAAAAGCCGCTAACGGGTATTCTGTTGGATCCGTGAACATCCTTGTAAATTCCATCCCTTATATCACTGGGGTCACAAACCTTACTGTTTCATCTGACGGTACTGATATTGAAGATCTTGAAGCTTTCAGGGAGCGGGTATTGTATGCGCCGTTGCTTTATTCTTCAGTAGGCACGACTAACGGATATAAATTCAATTCGAAGAAGGTCAGTGCAGCTATCTCGGATGTGGCTGTAACCCATGACGATAACGAGATTTATGTTTATATCCTCTGTCAGGACGGTACGCTTCCCTCGGAGGATCTGCTTGATATGGTGGAGGAGTATATCACCCAGGACGACATTAAGGACACCACAGACCTGATAACGGTCCTTCCTGCGGAGGAGGTGGAGTATACCGTTTCAATGACCTATAAGGTATCACAGCGGGATTCCGAGCAGTCTACAGCTATACAGGCGGCGGTAGCTGAAGCGGTGGATGAATACATAGCAAGCATCCATAACTCATTCGGAAAGGCCATAAATCCCGAAATGCTGGCGGCGGCAGCCTACGGCGCAGGGGCGGCAAGCGTGACCATAACGAGCCCGGTATATACTTCCCTGGATGAATTTGAGATTGCGAAATGCACGAGCAAGACCGTGACTTATAACGGGCTCCTCACATAAGGAAAGGGAGGGAATATGAAAATATCCGAAATGAAACTTCTTGACCTCCTGCCTGAATGCATGAGGAATGACAGGATCATAAAGGGCTTCTCCAATGCCTGGGATTATGCCATGGGGGAAGTGCTGAAGATTAAACCGCTTGTGAATCTCTTTGATAATCTGGAACTTCTTTCAGCAGAGCAGCTTGACCAGGTGGCGGATGCGATGAAGATCCCGTGGTACAACACGGAATACGAAAAAGACAGGAAGATAGCCCTGATCAGGCATTATGAAAAAACCTGCTTCAAGCTGGGCACAAAAGGCTCTATTTATGATGTCGCGAATGATATTTACAGGCATGCAGAGGTTGAGGACTGGTATGAATACGAGGCTCCGCAGTGGCGATTCAAGATAGTTGCTGATTTCGGGGATTACACCACCGAGGAGGCATTAAGCAAACTGACCCGGATTGTCCGGGACATAAAGCCCGCAAAGGCGACTCTGAATCCGGTGGAGTTCCTTGTTTCGGTTGACTGGGACACCTATACGGCAGCGGGAGCTTCCACCAGATACGATAAGGAGCTTCGCCCATATTACGATACCCTTGACCCGATTGAGCCGATGTACACGGCTGCAGGGGCTTCCACAAGGTATGATTCCGTAATTTACGATGCGGATATTACATAAAACAAAGGAGGATCAAAGATGCTAACTATTTTCAATAAGGCCGTGACCACCAACCTCGGCCGGGCACTGCTTGCGGAATCGGTGGCAACTGAAACACCGCTGCAGTTCACGGCGATGGTTACGGGAAGCGGCTCTTATACGGATGAAGAGAAGACGGTCGCGGCGCTGGAAGTGATGACGGCATTGAAATCACAGAAGCAGAGCTTCCCGATATCCCATCTGTCAAGGACAACGCCCTATGAGGCAGTGGTGAAAAGCGTCCTGACAAACACAGGGCTGTCAACGCCTTATGTGTGGAATGAGGTGGGGCTGTATGCAAAGCTGGAGGATTCGGCGGATGATCCGGTGCTTTATTCCATTGCGGTCGTGGCGTCAAGCGAAGGAACGGAGATCCCGGCATATTCCTCAACAACCGCCCTGAATGTGGTACAGAGCTTTTATCTGCTTGTGAACAATTCAGCGAATGTCTCAATCCTTATCAATGATTCATTCGAGATGCTGGATGACGCAGGGTTTAATGATGATCTGACCACTTCGGAAAAGGGTACGCTTGTCGGCGCGATTAATGAGCTGGATGGGGAGATAGGGGATTTAACGAACCTCACTACCACTGAAAAATCAAATGTGGTAGGGGCTGTCAATGAGCTTGATGGCAAGATAGGTCTTTTATCCTCATTGGCTACCACGATTAAAACAAGCATAGTTGCTGCTATCAATGAGATCGTAACAAAGATTACGAATAAAGTATTGTATTACGAGGATGTGGCCTGTTCTGCCACTACAGGGGACTTCGCGACCATCACGAATTCTGCTATCACGGCGGATCATGTGGTTGTTGATTGCGTGTTTGCTAATCCGTCAGCAATAACAACGGATGTGACCTGTACGACAAGTGCGGGCAGTGCGGTTCTGAATGGAACCTGTACAACTGCGACAACGGCAACTATCACACTTATTAAGAAAGACAACTAAGGAGGGAAAAAAGAATGGAAAAATACTTTTTAACACAGATTAAGAGGACGAATGGTACTTTTGAAAAGGGATGCGTGGTAAAGGATACGCTTGACGCTGTAAAGCAGAGTTATCACGCCTATCTTGGAGCATACGCTTATGGCAACAACCAAGCAACGGATTATGTGCAGTGTTTTGTGTCTAACCTGAGCGGAGCAGTTATTATGAGCGAAACCTGGAACGGTATTACAGAAAGCGAGGTAGAGGGATAATGAATAACACAAGATATGTGGGG